GTAGTTTACAAGGAGAAGTATGAACAAAGCGACAAATCAGATCACCCTCCTATCACTAAGGCTAGTGACAGTCTCCAGGACGGAGATGGGATTAAAGTAAAATCTATGGAGAAGGAGAAGCAACAGGCACCGCTTTCTCAGGAGGAAAATGGAAAATGTTGCCCGGACAAACTGCGAACGTTTCTTAGCGTCCTCTCAGGACGCCCAGATCTAATTGTTGAGTCCTTTTCGAAGTACAAAAACAAAAAAGATCAATCTTCTACTACTATGGCGAGTAGCGATCTTCAAGACGATGATTGGATTAAAGTAAAATCTAAGAAGAAAGAGAGACGTGAGCCAACACTTCCGCGAGTAGAGGAGGTGGACGACGAACAGGATGACGAAGATGATTTTGAATTCATGGAAAACCCAAAAATTTTTGCCTCATCTAAGTTCCATGAGTCTTCACGGAGATTCAATGAACGAGAAGAGAAACGCCGCCAATACAAGATACGACTTGAACGGCGTGCCATGCGAGAAGAATACAAGGTTAACAGAAAAAAGGTTTCCGAGCGTGGGTACACTAGACCACGTCGGCGATATATGCTGAATAGATTTTTGAATTACTTCAGCTGGTGGATTACTTTACAAAGAGATGACTCTTCAGAAGTAGGTCCTTTGCATTGCGATCAGGCTTCAGTTGACGAGAGAGCCAACCCAAAAAAGGCTCGTGCTCCAAAAAACGATGCCAAAGATAGCAAAGATGCAGGTAAGAGGAATACTAAGACTAAGAAGGACCCGATCCCTCGAGAGTCACCTGAAGATTTAGCTGCTAGGGTTGCAGCAAGTGAATCGGAAGCTTCCTCAGGAGAAGAGGAGGCAGTGGAGGAAACCCCGGAGAAAGACACAAAACCGAGTGTTGAAACAGTCACTGATGAAGACGACGATCCTTTGTGGTCCGAGTATTGTGAGAAAATCCGAAAGAAGTACATGCCCAAGTGCTTGCAATCTCCTAGAGAAATGGAGAAAGTCATGTCCACTTACCGTGATTCTTTGGGAAGGAATAGTGAAGAATTCGACTCTTGGTTTAGACATATTGAATGTATATTTGTTTTAGCACACGATTTATATCGCGCCGACAACTTTAGTAGTGTTCTTTTTGCCTTTGGTAGCTTCATGCAGAAGTATACCACGGCATCTTTGTTTAAGAGCATTCTAGACTTGTTTGAAGAAACAGATAAACTTACAAGAGATGAAGTGTCTGAGAGAGCAACGCCACTCGAGGTTCGAGAGGCTTGGGCTCTTGCCAAAACCCACACCCAATTCAAGAAGATCAAATATCTTATTGGGGCTTGCATGACTGCTGCAGGATGTGAAGCAGCAGGTCAATCTATAGACTTTAAGGGCATCCAGCTCTTGAGTTTCGAGGCAGAGAAAAAGCAAGCTAATGCAGTTGATGTAATTGATGCAATGATCAGCACCTTTACTTGGGCCTGTGATACAGGCGCTAAGTGTATCGCTGATGGTTCCTTGTATCCTATTTTATATTCGGATCAGAATGTTACCGAATTGAACAATCTGCTAAATGATATCTTTGCCCACTCCGAAAGTATTCTCATTGGAAACAAAGATGAATACGGCACAGTCAACGACCTGGAGAAAAAGGTTGATGACGCTATTTCTCGTATCCAGAAGATGAAGAAGGTCCGCCCGACTGGACCGACTGCAACCTGGCTTCAAGATAAGTATGCTAAGCTTGTCGCTGTGAAGGAGAAGATATATGCCCGCAATGCTTCTACCACTATGCGTGAAGCACCGTTTGCAATCCACATCAGTGGAGGTACGGCTGTGGGAAAATCTACTCTTACTACGCACACATTGCATGTTTGTCTCAAAGCTATGGGTCTTGAGAGAGACGAGTCCCGGATTTCGACTGATGATGCCTCCGATGACTATGACACCAATATCTATTCGTATTTGCTTGCGATGATTTTTGATGACGTCAACAACGGAAAACCTGATAAACAGCCAAAGCATATTATTGACCGTTTAATTAAGCTTTTCAATAACGTCGCCGCAAAAGCCATTAAAGCAGAACTATCTGAGAAGGGTGTTACATTTATCAAATTCCTTATAGGTATTATCACGTCCAATCACGATGATTTTGGCGCACGTTTCTTTTCTGACGTGCCGGAGGCCATTTTACGTCGCTTTTTACATGTTAGAGCATCTGTGAAACCGGAATACCGTGTTCCTGGTGGCACCATGCTTAACACTGATCACCCCGACCTCAACAAAGGAGATCTTTGTGTTGATGTTTGGGACCTCAAGATTGAAGAAGTTTTTGTTTACGACAACAAAAAGGGCGGCAATAATTATCAGTTCCGCACTTTGATCTTACCACCTGATTACAAGGGTGAACGTGTCTGTGATAACATGAATTTGAGCGAATACATGGATGCCATGGTGTATCTCGCAAGGAAACACCAGGCTAAACAGGCCAAGCTTCTCAAGAATTGCAAGGACTACAGTGCCATGCCTTTCTGCGACAACTGTTGCAAACCACCAGCTTTGTGCTCGTGTGAGAAGTTCTTTTCTTCCGAAACACCTCCTGCTTCCGTTCCCCAAGATGAAATCCAAGAGAGGATGAACGTGCCCATCCTCCCCAAACCTCCTACAGATGAAGCTGTAGCTGCTGAGGCATTGCAGCTTTTATCTGAGGAAACCACCCACTTTCCCTCTCCCAAGCCACCAGCGCGTGCGCCTAGGAGACCGGCCAAATACAAAATTGTGCCAAAAACCCCCATCCTGCGATCTCGTATTCGATCACTTCCGGCTACTCCTGCTTCCTTGTCGTTGAAATCGTACGAAGAGCGCGACAGTAGGATAAGAGCTACTAGAATTCGCAGGTTGGCAACAAAACCCACACCGCATATACAGCGTGGAACTTACGCTTGTGGTAAATGCGGTAATAAAACCAAGGGTCACATTTGTCCGTTTATAATGGTGCCTAACGATATGGCGTCTGAGTTTCCGGATATATTGGCCCCAACAACCATTGTTCC